CAATCGGTCTTCACTTCTACCCAATCTGGGAAGCTGCAACCCTCGACGAATGGTTGTATAACGGAGGACCATATCAACTCATTGTGTTCCACTTTCTCGTCGGTATCTCAGCATATCTGGGACGACAATGGGAACTTAGTTATAGATTAGGAATGAGGCCGTGGATATGCGTGGCCTATTCTGCACCAGTATCAGCAGCCTTTGCTGTGTTCCTTGTATATCCTTTTGGACAGGGGAGTTTCAGTGATGGTATGCCTCTTGGTATTTCTGGTACTTTCAATTTTATGTTCGTATTCCAAGCCGAACACAATATCCTTATGCACCCGTTCCATATGCTCGGTGTTGCTGGGGTATTCGGTGGAGCTTTATTCGCTGCTATGCACGGAAGTCTTGTTACTTCCTCACTTATTAGGGAAACAACTGGGCTTACTTCTCAGAACTATGGATATAAATTTGGCCAAGAAGAAGAGACGTATAACATCGTTGCGGCTCATGGCTACTTTGGGAGACTCATATTCCAGTACGCTTCTTTTAATAATAGCAGGAGTTTACATTTCTTCCTTGCTACTTGGCCCGTCGTTTGCATATGGCTTACCGCTATGGGAATCTCCACTATGGCTTTTAATCTCAACGGCTTTAACTTTAACCAGTCAGTCGTTGCAGCTGATGGGAGAGTCGTCCCCACTTGGGCTGACGTTCTCAACCGTGCCAACTTAGGTATGGAAGTTATGCATGAGCGTAACGCACACAACTTCCCGCTTGATCTAGCTGCTAAAGAGATCACACCAATAGCATAACATCACGTCCGTTCATCCATCTTTCATGGACGCATGACAGCCTAG